GGGTGCGGACGCCGAGACGGACGCAGCCCTGCGCGCCCGGCTGCTGGCGCGCATTCAGAACCCACCGAGGGGCGGTTCACGCACCGATTACCTGGCCTGGGCCTTGGCGGTGCCCGGGGTGGAACGCGCCTGGGTCTTTCCGCTGCAGCTGGGGGCCGGGACGGTGGGCGTGACCTTCGTGACCACGGGCGGCGCCGTGCCCGACGCGCCGCTGGTGGCCGCGGTGCAGGCGGCGCTGGATGCCGAACGGCCGGTGACGGCGGCCGTCACGGTCTTCGCGCCGGCGACCCAGGCGGTGGCCGTGACCATCGCGCTGGACCCTGACACCGTGGCCATCCGCACCGCCGTCTTGGCCGAGCTCGAGGACTTCTTCGTCCGGGAAGCGGACCCCGGCGGCACGCTGCACGTGTCCCGCCTGTCGGCCGCGATCTCGGCCGCGGCGGGCGAATTCTCCCACATCCTCAGCGCGCCGGCGGCCGATGTCAGCCTGCCGGGCGGGACGATCGCGGTGCTCGGCGCCGTGACCTGGGCCTGAAGCGATGGACGCCGCGGCTTACCTCGGCCAGCTGACGGCCCTGCTGCCGCCGGGCCAGGCGCTCGCGCGCCGGGCGGACGGGCGCGCGGGCCTGCTGCTGGGCGTGGCGGCGGCCGAATTTGCGCGGATCGAGGCGCGCGGCGTGGTGCTCCGCGACCAGGCGGACCCGCGCAGCGTGGCCGAGATGATCGACGACTGGGAACGCGCTCTCGGCCTGCCGGACGAATGCGCGGCGGGCCAGACGCTGCTGGAACAGCGCCGCGCCGCCGTGCTGGCCCGCCTGACCGAACGCCTGGCGCCGACGCCGGCCACGATCGAGGCCGTCTCCCTGGCCTATGGCGTGCGCGCCAGCGTGATCGAGTTCCGCGAGCACAACTGCGAGCAGGATTGCGAGGCCCCGGTGAACGGGAACGGCTGGCCGCATGCCTTCACCGTGTGGGGCTCGGGCCGGGTCGTGACCGACGCGACCTGCGAGGATGGCTGCGAACAACCGCTCCGCGCGTGGTCCGACCTGCCGCATGAATGCGCGGTGCGGCGCCTGGCGCCGGCGCACACGGTCGCGCTGTTCGACACCTTCCAGGACGAATGGGACTTCCTGGGCGGCCTGCCGGCGGGCGCGACCTTCACGCGGGCGGGCGCGGCGAACCGCGTGAACCACCGCGGGTACACCGAGAGCATGGCGGCGGATGTGCCGCGGCTCGGGTACCGGGCGGGGCTGGTCTACAACGAGCTGCCGGACCCGTGGTTCGACGGGTTCACGCTGGGCGGTGCGGCGCCGAACACCGCCGCCTGGGCCGGCGCAGGCACCCCATGGACGAACACAGTCACCGATAAGGGCCTCACTCCGGACGGCTTGCCATTCGTCACGATCGCCGGCGCTCGCACCCCATCGAACACCAACGGCATCGCGCTCCATGTCGGCGGAGCCGCCGCAGGCACAGGCGTCGCCGCGGCGGTCGGCGAGGTCCTGTCCGGCTGGATCGGGATCACCTTCCTGGCGTCCGAAGGGCTCTCGGCCACGCCTGCCCTGAGACTGGTGGACGCCGCCGACACATTCCTCACCGGCAGCAACACGACGATCGTCGGGGCGGTTGGACTGGGGGAGGAGTATCGCCGCAGCGGCACGCGAACCGCCGTCAATGCAAACGTCACTCAGATGGCCTGGGCGCTTCAGGTCGGATCGGGTTCCGTCGGCGTGCCGGTCGCCGTCACGGCGCGGATGATCTTCCCGGTGCTGCACAAGGGCGCCTCGCCTCTCACCGACACCATCCCCCTGGCCACCCTCGCCGCCCGCGTCAACGGCGTCCCGCAGTACGGCCTGCTCGGCCTGATGCTGGAAGCCGGCGCAGGGGAGGAACTTCGCCTGGCCGTTCCCGACGGCGCCTACACCGCGACGATCGAGGCCGCGACGCCCGCCGGCGCCGTAGCGTCCTACCCCGCCGCCGGGCTGGTCTCGGCCAATGGCAGCCTGCGGGTGGACTGGCCCGCCGCCGCCACGCTGGCGGGCGCCAACCACCTCCGCCGCATCACCCTCAGAAAGGTCGCCTGACATGCAGCGCGTCACCCGATCAACCGCCGCCGCCGTGCTGCCCGCCGCGCCGGCTTCCCCCGGCACGCCGGGGTACTTCACGGGCGGCGACCCCGTCGGCGCCGTGCCGGCCACCGTGCCCGGCTACGAATGGTTCAACGGGGTGCAGGAGGAACTGGTCGGCGCCATCGCGCGCGCTGGCCTCACGCCCGACCATGCGGACCTCGCGCAGCTGCGCAAAGGCATGGACCGCCTGTACGGCGGCGGGCTGCGCTCGGTCGCGGCCAACACAACGCTCACGGCCGACGACGCCGGGGTGGTGCTGGTGGATGCGTCCGGCGCCGCGCGCACCATCACCCTGCCGGCGGCGGCGGCGGCCAATGCCCGGCCCGTGCGGATCCGCGTGGTCAAGACCGACAGCAGCGCGAATGCGGTGACCGTCCAGCGCGCGGGGTCGGACACGATCGAAGGCGCGACCTCTATCGCGCTCACCAGCCAATGGTCGGCCGCGGCGTTGATGTCCGACGGCGTGAACGCGTGGGTCCACCAGATCGGCTTGGCCGCCACGAACACCACGCGCGGCACCGTGCGCCTGTCTCAGAACGCCGAGACGGACGCCGGGTCTTCGGCGCTGATCGCGGTCACGCCGGCGTCGCTGCAGATCGCGACGCGCAGCCTGGCGGCGAACGGGTACCAGCGGCTGCCGGGCGGGCTGATCCTGCAATGGGGGGCGGTGGCGCGCGCCAGCCGGACGCTTTCGGCCGCCGCGGTCGTGACCTTCCCCCTGGCCTTCCCGACCGCCTGCTACGCCGTGATCCCGACCATCGACTACGACAACGCCGGGTTACTCGACATGTGGGCCGCCGCTGATGCGCCGACGCTGACCCAGGTCACGCTGCTCGCCGGCCAGTCCCTGTTCGCGGAGGGCACCGACAGCCGGACTTTCGGCTGGCGCTGGATCGCGGTCGGCACCTGAGGAGACAGCACAGATGACCCTCTTTGCCACCATCGACGCCGCCGGCCTGGCCACCGGCTTCTATCACCGGGACGTGCACGGGGATGCCATCCCCGAAGGTGCCATCCCGATCAGCGCCGAGACGCACGCCACCTGGATCCAGGACACCGCCCGCCAGCGCTGGACCGGGGAGGGGCTCGAGCCCTACGACCCGCCGCCCCCGCCGCCCGCCCTGCCGCGGTCCATCACCCGCAGGCAGCTGCTGCTGGCGCTCACCGGCGCCGGGCTGATCACGCCGGAGGAAGCACTCGCGGCCGCGACCTCCGGCGCCGTGCCGGCGGCGATCGACGCGGTCTTCGCGCAGCTCCCGCCGGCCGAGGCGCTCGGCGCCCGCATCACCTGGGCGACCATGAGCGTCGCCGAACGCGACCACCCGCTGATCGGCGCCCTGATCGCCGCCGAACTCGCCACGGCCGAGCAGGTGGACGCGCTGTTCGCCACCGCCGCGCAACTCTGACACGGAGACACCCATGCCTTCCATCACCACCGCCAACCGCAACCGCGCGGCCGATGCGGTCACGGCGCGCGCGAACAACGGCTCGCTTCGCATCTATGCCGGCACGCCGCCGGCCGATGCCAATGCGGCGCTGTCCGGCAATACGCTGCTGGCGGAACTCGCGATGGGCGCCACCGCCTTCGCCGCTGCCTCTGCCGGGGTGGCCACGGCCAACGCGATCACGGCCGACGCTTCGGCCGATGCCACCGGAACCGCCACCTTCTTCCGCGTGCTGGAGACGGACGGCTCGACGGTCGTGTTCCAGGGCACGGTCGGCACGAGCGGTGCGGAATTGAACCTCAATTCGGTGAGCATCGTGGCCGGCGGCAACGTCTCGGTGACCAGCCTGACCTACACGCAGGCCGGGTCGTAATCCTCCGGGGCGGAGGGCTCACGGATGGCGCAGTTCCTCCGCCCCGATGGGAACATCACGCAGGCGTCCTTCACCGGTGGCTTCGCCGATATCGACGAGGCCAGCCCGAGCGATGCCGACTATGCCTACGGCGCGAACAACACCGACGCGACGCTCGAGGTCAGCGTCTCCAATCCCGCCGGCGCGCCGGGCAGCGGCACATGCACGCTGCGCTGGCGCATCGCGAAGACGAACAACGGGACGATCGACGGAAGTGGCAGCGCGCTAACCGTCACGGCCGCAGTCTATGAAGGCGCGTCCGCCGTCGCCACCGGAGGCGCCGAGACGCCGACCGGCACATGGACGCAATACAACCTCACCTTCGATGCGTCGCTGGTCGCGGATTGGAACGACCTGCGCATCAGATGGGTCACCAGCGCTTCGGGCGGCAGCCCGGCCAACCGGCGCGGCGGCGCAATCTCCTGGGCCGAACTGGAAGTCCCGGACGCCGACGTAAACCGCACCGGCACGGGGGCTGTCAGTATCGGGCCGCCGGCGCTGTCGGGTTCCGGCACCATCACCGCGCCTGCCATCAGCGGCACAGGAGCGGTGGCGATTTCGGGGCCGGCGCTGGCGGGCACCGGCTCAGCCGCGGCGCCCTCCTTCGCCGGCACCGGCGCGGTCGCCATCGGCCCGCCCGCCGTCTCCGGCACCGGCGCGCGCACCCTGCCGGCCTACTCAGGCACGGCCGCGGTTGGCATCGGTGGGCCGTCGCTCGCCGCCGCCGGAACCGTTGTTGTCCCGGGCATCCTTGGTTACGGGGCGAGGGTGAAGTTCTTCGCCGACGCGAAGACCTTCCCCACTGAGGTCGATGCCTTCGGCACCGGCAACTTCCTGACGCTCGGCATGTCCATCAAGGCGCTGGCCGCGTGCAGCGTGCTCGGCGTCCGGGTCTACAACCCGCAATGGGACGGATCGCCGCAGACGCTGACGATTTCCTCGGTCTCTCTGTGGGACCGGCAGTCCGGCAGCTCTCTCGCCGTCAAGACGATCGCGGCCGGGGAACGGCCGACGACGGAGGGCTGGTTCGAATTCCTGTTCGACGCCCCGGTGCCGCTTAGCGTCTTCGACGCGGGCAACCCACGCTACGTCGTCGCCTACACCATCGACAATACCTCGCGCTTCCCCGTCGAGCGCAGCGTCTCCGGCACGCCGATCACCATTTCCGGGGTGGCCGAGACGCTGGACCCCGACGACGGCGCAGGGTTCAGCAACGGCACCTTCGCCGAGCACTCGGGGTCCTCGCCCAGCCTTCCGTTCACGCAGGGAGGATCCCGCCCCTGGTATGGCGTGGATGCGGTTCTCGCGACGCCTGCATCCGTAACCGTCGGTGGGCCTTCCGTCAGCGGCACCGGCGCCGTGGCCGAACCTGGCTTCAGCGGGGCCGGCGCCGTCACCATCGGCGGGCCAGTCATCAACGCCAGCGGCACCGCCACGGCGCCGTCCTTCACGGGTTCCGGCG